GAGTATCGCGCGTCTATCTTCGCCTCGTAACCGGTTATCCGTACCCCGGTGGGTATGCTGAATCCGAAATTCCTCCCGATAAGATACGTCGTGTAGGTATCCTCCGCTGCGTGCAATCGTATCTTTAAAGCAACACCGAATGTCGCGGCTTCTACCTGCGCGCATGTGAGTGCGTTACCCCATTGATTGTTGGCCGATCCAAACGTGTAGGTGACCGGGGTTGTGCTCGTAATTGCGTCGGTGTTCTCATTGTCGTTGCCGACAATCCCGCTGTTGTAGAGATATTGAACGTAGTGAAAGAAAGACGCCTCTGAAGCCGAGCCCGTATAAGCATACTCCCCGGCAATCAGGAGATTAGAGGTATTATTGAACCCGACGCCTTCCCCAGAGGTTTCTACGGTTCCGGGTAGTTTCCATCCCGTGTTCATATCTAACTCGCCACCGCGTGATTACTGCTGTACGAGCCGTAGTACAGGTCTGCGCTCGCATCATAAACGAACATAACCAAATCGTGCGAATTGGCAGCTGTACTCAATACCGGAACCGCGCCATCGCCCGCCCATCTTATAGTCATCCCGTTCCAGGTGATAACCCTGTTCCCGGTTCCATCCTGTATCAGTATGAGAGTTAATCCGGTTGATTCAGATGGATCGGTAAACGAAATAGTGCAATCCCCTGTGAGCGTTAACTTTTGTTTATTACCCGCACGCCAGTCGATCGTCTTCGATGTACCCGAATTCCCGTTGTCCACCATCGCGAAACCTTGCGTTTTGCTGTATGAGTTCTCTCGCGCGCAGAACGGGATTTTCTGTGCAGATTCGCCGTAAGCTCTTACATGTAACTCCGTGAGCCCTCCGTTATCTACAGCGAGAACTCTGAGCGTGTCCGCGGCACCAGCCGAAGGTATAGATATTTCGTTAAATTCGACATATCCTTCGGTTTTGATATTCCCGCCAACGTGTAGCGGTTCAGTAGGAGAAGATTTTAAGATTCCAACCTTTCCGCTTATTGCTGTAAGTTCAGCTTGAGAAGCCGCACTATGCCCGGCGAATAAATTGAATATCCCTTCAGCTTTTGGAACGATAAAATTTAAACCTGGAGTATATCCTGCACTCCTGAAATAAGCATATCCCGCAGAACCGTACGAAGAATATCCGGTATTAAATGCCCCAAGTACCCCTATCGAAAATCCTCTTTTATTTGCGGCGTTAAGCCCAGTGTTTATAGTAAAGTCATATCCAACATTTGACCCTTCAGATATATTTTTTAGGTCAGTGCAAGTTACGAAAGAATCTTGATTAAGTGCATGCGATATAACGCCAGAAAATATAGGGTTTTTTGCCGCAGAATAAATAACCGTGTTCAAAAGTGTTATGCTCAAATCTGAAATATCGGTAGTTATCGAAAATGTTATACCTTCAAAATAAGACCTTGCTGAAGGAGAATAGACCTCCGGTATAACAACGCGCGAATAACTCCATAGTGCTGATACGTTACCAATCAGAATATAAAATTTGTCATTTACGGAATCGTACCCTAGACGTACATCATCAGGATTTGTAATAAGCTTTGAACCACACACTACATATGCTCTTCTGCTATATACATTCCCATATCCTATATAACAGTGAACACGTATATCTAATTGATCTTGGTCTAAATCGTCAAACGTTGCTCGATATTTAAACCCGGATATACGCAATTCAAACATACACGTAGTACCCGTTAAACCGAACGGCAATCCGATTTTTAATATTCCTGTTGATATACCGAAATACGCAGAGGCGAGATTATAATAATGATTAATTTCCGTAAACGCAGTATTTAAGCTTAATTTTGCTGCTAACCCGTCATATACAGCATCTTCCGACGGAAATGATGTCGTATATCCATTTCTTATTGTTTGTACGAGTGCCGACGACGCAATCGAACCCAACGCGGTACGTCCTGCGGCCGCGTCTGCTGCGGCAATGAGACCGAGCCCGAAATCGGTAATGCTTTTAGGCGCAAGATTACCGGAACTTGAGCGGGCTAGTAATTGATTCGCCGCGATTGGGATGTCGGAAACGTTCGCAACGCTGCCTGTAGGATTCCCGCGAATACTGTTAGCGTACTCGGATAACTTATCCGCTTTTGAATTTACGTCATCCGCTGAGTTCTTATCACCTTTCGTGAGATACGTGCTATATACAGTCTCACCGTTATGCGTGAGGAACGTGATCGTATTGTATGTCTTGTAGAAACTGTCGTAATCCCCGAGCACGTAATCCGTACTCGCAACCAACTGCGAACCCGTCTTACCCTCGCCCGTCCACACCTCGATCGACATAATATGATCATGTACGAGCTGTTGAGACCCTGCGGTGTTTATAACGATCGGTTCATCCGTAATCTCTGTGCCGCTTGCGCTGTAGTTGAGATAGGTTACGCTCATTTCACACCCACCTCAATCCGTACCGGCACCCGTTTGATCTGTGTCTTACCACCGTACACCCACGTGAACGCGAGATAATAGTTAGAAAGTGGATCATATAATGATGTATCCGCGTAGAACCACATTACATATTCGCCTGTACCGACCTTCGTACACGAGAGATCGGCTACCTTTGCTGGTTGTGTATCGTACGTCTCGAGTTGTGCGGAATAACTGTCCGCGTCAACGTTCGTATACGCACCATCGACGCGTATCTGAGTATCGATAACCTCTCCCCATGTCGATCCCCATTCTACTTTTCTTATTTCTTCATTGTTAGGCAACATATCACCTCATTCCGTGTAAGGTCGATTTACTGTTCGATAGTAGGTTTCGCCGTTAGCAGTCAAGTAAGCGTTGCCACTTTTAGTTTCATGATAATTACCACGCGGGGAATGAACAAACAGATAATTGATTCGTTCTGCGTATGATAGAAGCCCTTCTATTAAGCTTGAAGTCACCGCTTCATTCATGGGGGAATTTACGGCTACTACTAACTCGCTTATAATTTCGCGCAAGGGATTAACCGTATGTTCTATGCTCGCGATGTTCTCCCGCATAACGCTTAACATCATTTCGCCATGTTCAGAAATGCGTTCGCGAGCCACTCCTGATGTTTCTATTATTTTCCCAATCTTTTCCCTTGTTGTTCCGATAATACTTATGATATCCGAGATAACGTCACGCAATACGCCAACTATCTCCGCACTGGTATACACCCGTTCGCGCGCTAATCCGATTGCCGCTAATGTTTCATGTACGACCTCGCGTACAATATTCCGCAGCGATACACTCTCGTATACGGGTTCTCTCGCGCCCCCGATGAGCGTATCTATCCTGGCGATCATTTCACGCGTTGGTAAATCGAGTGCTTCGAGCGCATATACCGCTTCCCGTGCTATCGAGCTTTCCCGTGCTATCTCACTTATTTGTTCACGAGCGGCAACAGACATCGGAGTATTATCAGTTACCAGTTCTCTAAGCAATAGCGCAGATTCTTCATCGGTACGCGCGACTCTTTCTTTCGCAACATAGGCGATGCTCTCAACACTTCCACGGTCCTTTTCGTAGATATCCTGACCGTATATACGGTTGCCGTATATCATTACCGTTAAGGCTCCGTGCTGTAATTCTTCGAATCGCCTTTGAAATAAATATCGTTGTAATTTAGCATTGCGGTGCCTAACGGGATGATCGATTTGCACCAGAACGGGATAACCGATCCTGAAGAGATCGTACCGATCGATAGGGCCGAACCTCCGGATAAATATCCCTGTGCGACTCCCCCGGAGTCAAGCGAGAGAAAGTGATGCGCTACGGATAAACCACCGCCGGAGTAGTAATCGTTCAGAGATATTACTACATTAACTGCATCCGCATCGGCGGATTCAACGTATACGATCTGTTCCAATACGCGGTTAGCCTCAAGCGAGTCGTTTCCGGCGGCGTCAAGGGTCTCAAAGATGTACTCGCCGGAACTTAAAGCAACAACGCTTTCACCCGTGACCGGCGTCGTCACCATTGTTAACACGCCATCCGCGAATGTGTATTGCGTTGTCTCCGTTAAGAGCTTCCCGAACGCCTCGGTAGCGGTATACCTCCGCACGTGATCTGGAGTAGCACATGATACCGTTGCCAGCGAACCGTTCCCGGTAATTTTACCGAGTTCTGAGCGCAGCGCTGTTGTCTTCGCTTCATCTTTCCATAGTTTTAGCGCCATTGCTTATCACCGCTCCTCATACGAACGAGAGCCTCATAGGCTCGCGTTTGAGTTGTTTATATCCACCATAGTACCCAGACAATTCGGCATAATATGATCCGATTTGCAATTCTTGTGTCTCGAGTACGATTTCGTATGTACCTGTGCTTGACTCGGTAATCTTGGCATCTACGCCAAGCGTTAGAGTATCTACGACCGACGCAGCGGAGTTATAAAGATTGAATATGACCGAAGAGAGCGACGTAAGTTCGTCGTTATACGTAAATATGTATTCGAGTGTACCGGTATCTCCCTGCAATAGCTTAATCATTGCGTATCACTCTCCTGAAATCGCGCGTGACCTTCAGCCCGATGCCCCATACAGCCGTTTCTATTTGCTCACACGTGAATGAAGTAATAAATGCCTGATCAAGCAGCTCCGATGCCGAATTAAGTAACGCTGGTTTCCGTTTTTCGACTGAATCGATAAGAGCTACGTCCATCATAATACTAGATCGTCGCTTTCACGTGTTTGAGGGTCAAGGCTACCGCGGATGAATCGTTGTTGGCTACCTGCGCTTTCATGTACTTTATTCCTTGTAAATTGAACCCGAAGGTGCGCCGGAGAAGAAACGCGTCATCCATATCCGAAGGATTGAGAGAGAATGAATAATCGCTTTCGGCCTTCGTGTCATAGTTCACGTTATCTGAGCTCGTAAGGACATCGATAACCACGGCTCCGGATGCGGCCGATGTCGCAAAAGTAACTGACGCTTGTAATATTCCGTAAATTGCTTTGTCTTCGTTTTGTACCGCAGATGAAAACACACTCCCAGCGGAGATTGATAAAGCCGTAAAGAGCGTGACTGCCAAACTTTCCAGATATGCCATGTCGTTCCTCCTATAATATTTTTATGCTTGATATAAAACAGTTCGAATTCAAATCCATTACATCGTTCCATGTTTCGCCAAAATTATCGGAATAAACCAGTTTTGAGGGGTACCAGAGTGCTACGAGCAATATACCGTTGCGATAATCGATGTCCGTAACGTATACGGCTCCGGTACTTGCTAATACCGTATAAGTCTGGAAATAATCCGTTGATATCAGAACTTTCCCGGTAGGAACTGTTCCAGCAAGCATAATGGTATTCCCATTAATTTCAACGGCTTTTATCGAAGTGATTTGCCCGTATTCCGGTCCGACGGCTAAGTAAGACAATAATTCACCGTAATTACTTAACTTAATGAACCGATAACCACAGGCCGATATTGCGTCAGTGTTATTTATTTTTACAAGTTTGCAATCAAAATAATCGGTGGTGGTATTTATCTGAACCCATGTTTCGCCGTAATCGACAGTTTTATATATTTTTTTATTTCTGTCGTGGGCTATACATATTCCGCTACCAAAGTTAAGCACAGTAGCAATAGGAGACCCATCAGCAGGAAGAGTCAGAACGCTATACCACGTTTCCCCGTAGTCTGTGCTTTTAACGATTATCGGGGTACTCGTTGTTTCTACTACCGCGAGGAATATTCCGTTTTTCAAATATGCGAGACTCCAACATGCGGTTACGCCATAACCTTCAACAAGGATTGTTCTATATAATTTCCAATTTTTACCGTAATCTGTGCTCTTATACAGTTTGTTTAAACTGTCTGAATGTGCGACGATTTCTGAGCTTGTCTTTTGTTCGAATCCCCAAATAGGTGGCAGCTTATTTCCTAATTCTTCATCACCATCTGAGGATTTTATTGCATCGTTCCAAGAGACCGTCGGGTCAGTTGACCATTTAATGTTATCTTCTAGATAAATTTCTCCTTCCGCCCCGGTAGGTCTTATCCCTAATAGACATATCCCGGTTAATCCTGTACTTAAAGGCCCATTCATGTACGGTACGAATCCATAAGGATTAGTAGCTCTACTCATGCGTAATTAAACTTCTCCTTTCGCGTCAGTGGCGCTTTCCATACGAGAATCCCGTTTTCACCGATAACGATTTCTTTCGATGTATACGTCGATATTGTGTCATCATTCCAGCATATAGATATATTCCCGTCTGCGTCATAGTGCACGTATTGGATGTTCATTATGATCGAAGGTGTGCTGTTATACGAATCCGCAACACGCTGCATCGTTAGCCCGGACGGGAATACGCGCTTGCTTCCGGATAACGATGATTTCTCCTTGAATGTGAGCCTAACGTTAATCCCGTCATCAACTGAATAATCAACGATCGTCTGCGTTAATATCCGATCAGCCCCCTGAAAAGTATGGTTGGTAGTTGCCTGCGGATAATGTACGGCGATAGGGAGAATCTGTACCATTCCGTATTCGTATTCGTAGGCAGTCGTAGTGTTGTATACGCGCTCATTATATTCATGATTTGCGTAAGCTATTAAGCTTGCTTCGTCTTGTATTTGTGAAAGCTCTACGATATCTGCTTCTTCTTCATCACCTACGAGATACGTGAGTGTATATTCCGCCGAACTGGATATTAGATGTATCGTGATAAAGTCCGGTAACTCGGCCTTGAATTTAGTTAGGAATGTTGCCGCCGCAGCGGTATCGGGCTGTATGTTGATTGCGTCCTCATCTTCATCTTCAATAGCCTCTTCTGGTAACGAATACACCTTAGGGATAGCCAGTATAAGGTAGATATCGTCGTCTTCGGGGATAACGAAAAACGGGTACCCTCCTTCACTCCACGAGAGCCCGAGGCTTGATAGTAGATTCCCCTCAATGTAGGTTTCGTACTGGCTTTGCGTGTATATATGCACGGGTTCGACGTTCTCGTCAAAATAAACGGACTGTATACTTCCTTCTTCAACCGATATATCTGCGTGTTTTACATAAGTCATGAATAGCACGAATACCTTGCCCGTATCTTCGTTCTTTACGGCCATCGCTATCCACCACTGTTGACTCGCTGTAGAATAAGCCAACGACAGTTCTTCGGCTGTGTCCGAGTGATAAGGCGCAGTAACTTTTATCGCATACGATCCAGGTAAACTCTCGCCTCCAGATGCTTTTCTTATTCCCGCGGCGTTCAGGTCGAACGAACTCCCGCCTTCTTCGTCCCCGTCTCCTCCGTACGGGCAATATCCGCGCCACATGTCGTAGGCTTTGAGCCCTTGTAGAGCGTTACCAGAATAGGTGAATCCCTCAGTAGGAAGCGCCGCATACGCGAACGGGAGCGTGGTTTTATAGTAACTCTGGAGTACCGGCGTAACGCCTTCTATTGGTTTGATATCGACATCGTAAGCCTCGAGGTCTCCGAGTGCGTCGATAAGCGATACCATCCATCGTTTATGCGTTGTTTGAGCAATATTTTCATAATTGAATTTGTACGCATATCCCGTAAATATCGTTGTGTCAGAACCGGGTGTGGCACTTTCGTAATCCGTTGTAAAAACGTATTCTGTTCCTAGCGTAAACGGGCACGACTCCGTATTTTTAGTCACGCATGTGAGGTTTGCCGTGTTAGGCGTATATCCTCTGTTAAGTGTCGCGTTAAAGCTCTCGATTTTCGCATTCACTCCAGAACACTTTATCTTGCTGGTATAAGCCTCACCATGTGTTATTGTTGGTAGCCCCATTACTGTCTCCTTAAGAATCGAAGTGGAAGGTCTTTGACTTCGCGCTCGAGAGAAGCCATGCGTTGCGTGAGTTTGTTTATATCGACATCGGATCGGGACTCTGAACGCCTATCTATTGCCTTTTGTTTTTGATCAGTTATTTCTTTAAGAGCATTAGCAATATTTTCTAACCTTTCAAGTATCATTAACTCACCTTCTCGCTCAGCGTTAAGTTAATCAGATGATTTTTAGTCGTAATTCTTTCAAGTATTTCGGAGATATTGTTAAGCAAGTCATGAGTTTCCTGTACCGTGGTTTGTGTTTCTAATGACACCGTAGCTCTAGAATCGTTTAACTCTTCCAAGCGAGATTTAACATCCTCGAGCGTAGCCTTAATGACTTCGCCGTCTTTTTCTGTTTCATCATAAGGCAATACCGCGTCTACCCAGTTACCATTGTCAAACGCATCTCTTACTTCTTCGCCCGCCTCTTTCAATAACCAAAGTTTGTTTATCCAATCCATGATCTCATCGGATAAATCTACATAAGACAAGTTTTTAAACATCTGTTCAATCGTAAATCCGGCGTTATAGAAAAGGTCTACAAGCTTTTGCGCGGTCTCTTCCGCAGAATCCGCTAAAGCGGAGAAGTCCATAAGTGCTAAAGCGTTTAATATAGCGTTGGCCTCGAGCCCGGCGTCTACTAGTATCGCGGTTAGTTGTGTAGCGAACGCTTCCGCTTCATCGGCGACCTGTGAGAACCCATCCATAAACGTGTTAACGAATTGCCTTCGGATGTTGGTAAAAGCCTCTGTGAACTTATCCTCAATCTGTTGCGCCGCGTCTGCCATAATTGCTTCCCAGTCGTACACGGCCTCGTAAAGAAGATTTCCAGCAACCGAAGTGTCGATCCTTACTTCAAATTCGAGAGATTTTTGGAGTTTTTCGGATGGGATCATACCGGTTATGGCTTGCACGGTTTGTGCGAATTCGTCTATCGCTTTTTGCTTTGCTTCAGCCCACTTTGCGGATAAGTCCTCGCTTAACCTTATAAACGTATTGTCAAGAGCGTTACTTAATGTAACGATCATTTTTAAGCGTTCTTCTAAAGAATCAATAGCGTTAATCGCGTCAGTCGTAGTTGCGCGTATGGTGATTGTTCTTTCGGTTTCGAGCTGGTCTATCTTTTTAGATAGAGAATCGATTACACTTTCCGCCATACCATCACCCTTTCTTTTCAGTTACAACTACAGTCACATTCACGATCTTACCGTCCAGAGCGTTAAGCTTCGCGTTTATAGCTTCGATCTGCTCTTTCGCTGTTTTTGCAACTGCTTCGAAATTTCCGGACGCGCTATTCTCGAATTGCGTAAAGTTTTTTTCGTTTATTTGCCCGATTTCAGTATTTATTACTCGCCCTAATGCTTCAAACTCAGCCCCGATAATTTCGCGCGTGCGACCTGCGTTTTTTTCAAGCGTCGCGAATGACACTTCGTTCGTTTTTTCTAACGCGGTTTTAGAATCTAATCCGGCAGCAACGAACGCTTCGTATATCGCTTTTTTTGTATCATCGGCGGAAGGTTTGAGCGAAGACCAATCTACGTTTTTAATAGCTTCGAGCGCGGTTTTAGAATCGACTCCTGCGTCTGAGAGAGCCGTATAAATATCGGAGGAGGCTTTCATAACTTTATCATCGAGTTCCGCAAATTTGAGATCGTTTACTACACCTAATCCTACGGCTGCCTTCTCCCCAGCTTCAACAAATGAAGATTCGATAACTTCTGACGCATACTCCGCTTTTTGTGCCGTAGTATCGAAGTTTAAATTTTGCATTTCGCGCAATGCTTCTGTTGAACTATATCCGGCTTCTTTAAAAGCACTATACACTCTATCAGAAGCATCCCTGGCGGAGTTCGCGATAGGCATAAAATCTACTTCTGTTATCTTATTGAGCGCTTCCTTAATATCTACTCCTGTATCCGCAAACGCTTCTATTAAAGTACGAGAAAGAGTTTCTACCTTGTCATCTATCGTCGTAAAGTCTACGGCATTAAGAGCACTCCCAACATCCTCGGCTATCCTATCCCCAAGCTTCCCGATAGTTTCTTCTACTACTTCCGCAGCGACTTTTGCATTTGACATTAAGTCGCCGAATCCCATCTTATTTACCTCAGACAGTGCTTCTACCGCAGAATATCCTGCATTCTTAAACGCTTCATATATCGTCGTAGCAGCATCTTCCACGGTAACTTTTAACGTTTCGAAATCGATATTATCAATAATCTTTTGGGTATCATTTGCGCTTACCCCGATCGATCCTAATGCGTCACGTACAGCCGTAATAAGGCCAGTTACCGTTTCTTTCACATTAGTTACTGCGGTACTGTCTACTTTTATTTCGAGAACTTCTGAATTAGCTTCCTTTATTTTGGCAATAAGGTTTTCAACTTGTTTAGTGGCGGGATATCTCGTTTCCACGCTTACACGCCTCCCGCGTCTATGACTATTTTTATTTCGGAGTCGTTTACTTTTTTAATCATGTCAAGAAGTGCCTGGAGTTTTTGAGTGGCGGCATTGACGCCAGATTCAACGGCTGACGACAGGCTGTATTTGAGCCTATCAAATGATATTGAGTTTATTTCATTGAATTCTTCTATAGCAGTTTTTTTAACGTCGGAAAATTCAGTTTTCAATGCGCTCGATGCCGATTCGGATTCGGTCTTCATCTTTTTTAAATCGAATTTATTAACTTCCTTTTGAGCTTCTTCTGCGGAATATCCTGCTGCTTCGAATATCTCGATAAGAGATTGTCGAGCTTCCTCTGTTGTCTGCTTAAGCGGATCGTAATTGACTTTATTTATCGCTTCGAGCGCGACTTTCGAATCTATCCCGAGATCGGTTAAAGTACGAAATATGCTTTCGGATAAGTTCGTTACCTTGTCATCCAACGAAGAAAATTCCAGCTCATTGATAACCCCAAGGCTGCGCGCAGCATCTTTCCCAGTAGATTCAAATATTCCTGTTATCGCTTTAGCGATTTCATTGCCTCGAATACTCAACGGGTTAAAATTAAGGTTGTTTATTGCCTTCAGCGCATCTGCCGATGACATACCGGCATCTCTAAAGGCTTTATATACGGCGTCTGCTGTTTCGGACGCGTTATTGCTTATCGAAGTGAAATCGATTTTCTTTAAATTATCTATAACTAATCCCGTGTCGCCAGTTAAGCCGGCCATAGCTGCGCTAATTTCTTCGGTAGCGCTATTGGCGGAAATACCAATGTCTTCCATCGCTTTAGATAAGTCTTTCGATTTGTCTAGCGTTTTATCTAAATCCGGAAGTGCTTGTCCCCACTTAGTTCGCCATTCGTCTATTAAGCTTGCCGATACGCCGAACTTCTCCATTTCGAGGATTATCGCCGCTATTTGTTCTGTAACTTCGTCCAGCCTTCCACCGCGCGCCGAATCTCCAAATGCTTTTATACCTCCACCGGCTTCTATTGCTCTTTCTGCAAGCTCGAGCATGGTATTACTTAATACCGCTATTTGTTCTTCAACATTATCTGTCGATAATCCGCCGGCTTCTTTTCTTAATTTCCCAAAGGCGGCTTGAGTAAGTGATATGCTCTGCTGTAGTTCGTTAGAAGATTTATTCCATGCGGCGAATACGTCATTATTTCCGCCGAAATCCATATTGTACATTTTGTTCCATTCATCGCTTATATTCCGAATTTGCGCAATGGCATCAACGAATTTCGCCGTAAGCCAAACGATATACCCGCCTAAGGCCGTTACTAATGATACCGCTCCGGCACCGAAAGCCAGGTTTATAGCTTTCCCAGCAGTAGACGCAGTAGAGCTCACACCGGTTATTGTCGCACCCATCGAAACGAGTTTAGTAGTTATTGAAGTAATAATGCCCGGTATATTGTTGAATGCCGTGTTCATGATAACGGCGAATGATTTCCAAGTATCAACAAGCTTCATGATCGTTCCTACCATAGCCGTTAACCCACCAGCTACAGTTGCAACCGCTCCTGCTATTAACCCGAATCTGACTATCCCGTCTTTTAATCCGTCATCGAGGTTTTTCCACCAGGAAAGTACATTTTGTATAACACTCGCGAATTTCTGTACGATAGGCACGACTGCTTTACCGATATCAGCGGCTATCGTGCTGAACGTTGCTTTTATCCGCTTAAAAACTCCGCCGAGTGTATTATCCATTTTGTCAGCGGCATCTTCTGCCGCAGTTGCAGAATTCTTTAGCGATTGTGTATAATAATCTACCGATTGAGCCCCCGTAGCGAATAGTGGTGCTACGTATGACCCTACTCTATTCCCGAATAGTTCGATGGCTTTTGCCCCGTCAATTCCTGCGGCCTGCAAAACCTTTATAATATCGGCTAACGAGTTCATTTGAGGGTTTACCTGCTCGGCAGATACCCCCATTTCCTTAAGGACGGCAATTGTTTCCGTTGTAGGAGCAGCTAACGTCGATAACGCCATGCGTAATGCCGTAGCGGCCTCCGTACCGGCAACCCCTCTTTCTGACATTTTCATAAGTGCTGCGGCCGTGTCTGTCATTGACAAACCAAGCGCTTTGGTCGTCGGAGCTATTGATAACATGGATTCAGTTATATCGTCCAGCGATGCCGATGAGTTTTGCGCCGCCGCGTACAACGTATTTACCCCTGATGCGGCTTCATCTGCTGATAGACCGAATTTGTCGATCATTTCGGCAACGATTCCCGCTGATTCTGTTAAGCTTTTTTGTGAAGCTGTTGCGAGAGTAGTTGCGGCTTCTACTGCTTTCATCGTTGATACGGCATTATTCCCGCTTTGTGCTATTAAGTTCATTGCTTCGGCAACTTGCGTTGAAGAATATTGTGGTGCGTTCCCTATGGCTGACGCGGCTTTTTCCATCGCTTCGAATTCCGATGCTGTTGCCTTGGCATAATTTCCGGCCGATATTATCGATTGCTCAAAGTCAGCAAACGACTTTGTTGCAGCCATAATAGGAGCGGATATAGCCGCCCCTATTCCAGCTAATTGACCTCCTACGTTTTGTAAAAGGCTCCCAATTTTGTCGAACCCTTCGAAAGATTTTTTTATCTCTTCAATCTTTTTTGTAGCTTCATCTATGGCCGTTATCTTAATCTCAACTTTGGGTTCTGACATTTTTCACCGCCTTATAGTTCTCGCCTCCGCTGCGAGTCATACTATTTATTTGCCTATCATATTCGCATAGTGCGAATACCGTTCTCATCGGCGTTTTCCATCCCCAGGGAAGCGTTCCTATTCTTCGATATAAACTATATTCGATAGGTATATCTCCTTTAAGTATCTGAGCCTTGACGAAAGGATTTATCCTTGCCTTCTAGCTGCGTATGCTTCGCAATCTCCATCACAATTTCGGTCATTGCCGCCGGGTTCATCGTTTTGATAATGTCGCGTGTAATTTCGGTTACCCCGTCAATCTTTTCGATGTGTTTTGCGAGAAGGTCATAAGTCTTCTCAATATCCTGCTTATCCATATTTTGCCCGGTAGTAAACAGTTTCGCGATCGTTCGAAACAAACCTACGCTCATAAAATAATCATCTGCGTATAACGGTTTCAAAGTGATCTCCGTATCCGCCACCTTTATCGTATAGGTATCTTGCGGGCCAATAAATAAATTCATATTTTTTCTCTCCCTTCAAATAAAGTAAAAGCGCGGGGGAACCCCGCGCCACCTATGATATTGTCAATGTATCGAACGTAAACCCCTGCGTAACCTCGAAATCTGAATCAGGGTCTACCGATCCCGCCGCTCCAGATATTTTTGCACCGGTACCCGCTAATGTCACTGTGTGCGAGGCACTTGACGGGTCAACAAACGCGATGTTAAATGTTATTGCAGCTTTTGACGGGTCCCACGCGCCGGAAGCTATCTTGCTTACCGTTGAAGCAGCTAATACGAATTCTCCGTCGTAGGCTGCGGTACCTATCTCGGGTTCAATAGGGGCCATGGATGTTCCGTAGATAAGCCCGACATCTTGATTCTTATTAACTACAAACGACTTAATCGTATCCGTCTCACTCCCCCATGTAATCGTCGCATCTGAAAATACGAAGAAATCCTCAGGCGCGATGAGGGTAGGAGCACTTACTCCCGTGGTTAACGATAAAAACTTACCATCTACCGAATACTCAAGAGGGGCATTTTCTCCACCGCTGATACTCATATTGCCTAAGTACACCGAATTTAAAGTCATATCATGCAACCTGAGTACACATGCTGGAGGTAATCCGGTTCCGGAAACAACCTTAGCCATATCGAGCACGTCCTTGTTTGTAACGAGCCCGCCTAAACTTATTGCGTAATCATATTTCGTCATCCGTGTCCTTGTATAGCCGCCTATTCCCTTTTCCTGCATCGATTCAGTCGATATTTGCGGGGAAAGGCTTTTGAGTAAGCCTAAGTGTACAAGCGTGCTTACGGATTCTTGCCTACCCATTACGTGCATCTGTGAACCTTGCAAAGTTGACACTCTATCACCTCACCGTTTCTATTTGTATTTCGATTGCCGCTGCCACTACGTAGTGGTCTTTCGATTCAACCAGTACCCGCTCTAAAGAGTAACCGGGAACCTGGTATATAACTCGCCTACCTTCTATTGTCGCGTTGCGGTTTCTGAACAATGTAACGATCTGATCTGCGGCTTCGGCGTTAGTTTTTTCGAGCTCTTCGGCCTGCGAAAACACGCCGCGATTAGCGTAGATAACCGTAAATGCCATCTTTTCCTTAGCGACTCCGCCGGTCCCTACGTATACGGCTCTATCAGCATTTCCTGGGAGTATTTCGATTAGTGGGTAAATCACGTTCTTTTCCCAATTTAACGCGCCTATGACAGTTCTAATGGTTTGGAATTCTTGCATAAGCGCGCTTTTGATATCTAACATAACCGAGCTATACATTTTGATTCGCCGCCTTCGCCAAGTGATCGGACATGATTGATTTGATATTCTCCAGCCCCTCTTTATCAAACGGAGGGATATTGCTTGCCGAATCATAGGGCATGAACGCGCGTTGTGGCATCTTTCGCGTTCCCGTTTGGTGATACACACCGTAAAACACCCCAGTAAACACCGAGGCCTCGTTCTTGTCCGATCGAAGATTGATGGATTGTATAAGTCGCCCATGGAACTCGAGAATTTTTCCGGTAGTACCTTTTTTCTTTTCCTTTATTTCCTTTGTCTTAGGGCTAAGCGGGGCCCAACGTTTCGATCTGCCTTCCTGTTCAAAGTTCTCGAGTACTTCCTCTTTCATATATACCGCTATATCCCGCATCGGCTTCGACAAGTCGTGTACGTTATTTCTTAATGTCTTAAACGCTTCTGTAAGCTCTCTGTCGTTGTAGGTAAAGGTTACAGCCATATATCATTACCACTTGTCCAGTACTGTCGTTGTGAATACTTGAGTGCCCGCGGTGATATAGTGCTGGGCGGAAGGTGCCGCGGTATCCAAGCCTGTCGTACGCTTTAGTGCGTTCATCAACCGATCGTAGTACGCTTGCGCCTGTTCCTCGTATCCATGCCGTTCATACAGGCGGTAGATCACGTAGGATGTCTCGTGTATTTCTTTGAGCGTTGCGTCAGTGATGGCTATAATCGAGTTGATAAAAGTTTCCGCTTCCGTTATTAGCGTCGTGATAATGCTGTCGTCAGATTCCGTCAAACTGTTGATAAGGTCTTGCGGGAATTTCGCTTTTAGTTGTGCTACTGTCATACTCTGTCACCTCAAAAAGAGAGCGAGCCGGTTACCCGGCAAGCTCTTATGAGATAGTAGTCGTGTACGTCTTACACGCGTTAGCGTTGTACAGAATCGGGAGAGGATAAGAAAGAAGCGATAACGTTTTCGCGTGGCCTTCGGAGGCTTCGGGGATTCTTTCTTTTACGATAACGTCCGTTATTATTGGGGACCCATCGGGTTTAAGCTCAAAATCGATTACCGCAGCGTAACCCAATGCGAATTGGCTTGTGTTCAGTAATATCATCTTACCGCTCGTACTCGATGATTCCGGGATATATTCCGTGGCTACATTAGAATCGTTTACGTAGGTGCTGGAATACACATAGATATCCGGAATCCCCAACGCCGGGACGCGCGTCACGTAATAAACACCGGGGTTCTGGTACCGGGGTGTGACTCTCATCATATCGTAGGTATTTTTGTTGAGGTACTTTTCCGTTTTCGCATGTATCATAATCGCGTCTGCGAGATAAGGAGTCATCAAGATTACGTCTGGCCACATTCCAAGCGCCTGCGAAAACGCTTGACATTCTCTTCGAATCAATTGCAACGGGTCAGTACCCGAATTTACAGCAAGCGTACCGGAAATTACGGTCGAATAATCCTGCTCAAATGTCCGTTCGGTAGTTGAGAATGATATCTTCCCTGTTAATAGGAGTTGCGAGTACATGTATTCGATCCTTCGTTTCATCCTGTCTCTCAAACCTTGCAACTTAACCCCGTATGAATAATTGAACGAGCGGGAGATATCCGATCCGGATGCGAGGTTCGCAAGCTCGTTAAGATTAAAAGAATTCGTTAATGCTTCTGTCGATTCAATACCATCACGTTCGAAGATTTGAGGCGGTGTAACCGTAATATCTTCGGCAGTATTCTTGTAGTCGATTTGTCGTGCGGGGTCGTCACGCAATCCGATGGAGCTCATCTTGCCGGAGGTCGTAATCTGCCGCCATTTTATAGTAGTCGCAGGGCTGTATACTTTGTTCGAACCGAGTAGTTGCGTCAGGAAGAACGGTTCATCTCGCATCTGTTGAAATACTTTAGTCAATAATATAGACCAAGTAGCACTATTAAACGTAGCCATTATCCGGTCACCTCTTCTCGTTCAAATACGATTACTCCGTTCTTTGCGAGTCTCGCTTTCGTATCGGCGCTTAACGTACCGTATAAATCTGAATCATTCACTACGCCATTAAGCAACATCTTCGCGTATCCCGGCGTTTGAGCTTTATCAACGCCTTCGGACAGCATCGCACAAGGGTCATACGTGTACATGTTATAGCCAATCGAAATAACTGCGGACAACGTTTGGCTCGAGATGGTTATGACCTTTGTTGCATAGTTAGTGCTTATTTTTGTAGCGGCCGTCCCTACGGATACTGAGAGTATTTCCGGCGAACCGTATTCGATAGCATAGGATGCCGCGGATAATGCCGTATTGGCTGTTGTAGCCATCGTTGTCGTTACAGTAACCGCCGTCGGTGTTGGCTTATACATTCCTGTAAGGTTATCCCACCCCATAACCTGAAACGCCTCGAGCGTTGCGGCGGTTGCAACGGATACGAGCTGTTCGTACCCGTTTTCAAATCCCTTAGTCTTTACACTCATTATTTCACCTCCACACCGGCTAATGTTCTAGCCAGTTTATCTATATCGAGCCCTTCCGGTGGTGTTATTGCCTCGGAATACCCGATCAATCGATTCGTCGGGATCCCGGTTGTTGCCTCAAGAATAGAATCGAAGAACGTTTCCTGCGTCTCGTCTTCGAGTAACTTATCAGATAATGTTTTTATGAGTGCCGGAGTTTTATTCTTTGCTAACCATCCGTCAGCCCATTGCTTCACGTGCAGCGCGTGTTTTTCTTTTTTAATTGCTCCGAGATCATCGGTTAACTTCTTGATCTGGCCGTCTTTTTCCTTCATCTGCTCACCGAATTGCTTTGTAAGTGTTTCGGCTTGAGCTTCCAGCTTCTCTTCAAACTGTTTGTTTTGTGTTTTCAAGTCTGCGAGCTCTTCTTCGTAGCGCTTGATAACACTAAATTCCGTCGTATCAGGTGGCATTCTCTTCGCTCCTTTGTTAGTTTTTTCATCCGCCTCTATGTCAATCTCAACATTCCAGGTAACGAGTTCTTTGTCTCCATCCGCATCCGTTAACGTTATCCGTTGCATCCCGGGTTGTGCTGGGATAGGGGTAAGCGATACCTCTACAAGCGTTTCGCCTTCGCCCTGTCCGGTCGCCTTGTTAACATAGTTTTCGTGATAGGCTGGGCTTAGGAAATCGTACCGCCCAGATTTAATAAGCTTCTCGCCTTCTTCGTTGAATTCGATATCTGCCGCAAGCCCTTCGCTTTTCATTCGTAAGGTCTTTACCTCCCCATACTTCCCGCTATCGCTCTTATGCGAAAGCAGAACTGGTATCGGATAAGGCACTAGCCTTCGCTCAAGGTTCTTTATGAGTTGTTCCGCGATTCTCTTTGAGTGTTCAACCCTGCCAAAGCGGGAATCGTAGAACGTCTGGAAAGGCAGGATGAGTATCTCTTTTGTCACACCACTTTCACCTCCTGTGGTTCAGCTAATAGATTCTTGATTATTTCGTTGATTGCTTGTAGTTGTGTTGCTTCGCCGTGGCCTTCGGCGTGTAACCTGTAAGCTTCACAATCGTATCTATCTTCAAGGATCATCCTTACCGCTTCATCCACGGTGTTGTAGAGATATTCATTGGGGTATATATCAGTGGCGCCCCAGAAGTGATGGATGATTGGCTTAATCCCTTTACTTTCGGCTTCAAGGATTGCCATTCCTGTTCCTTCGGTGTAGGATGTCGAGAGGAAGTAGTTTTTGTCTTCGAAGAAAGCGTTCATGTCTTTTTGGTACCCTACGAAGTGAATGTTCCGTTCTAAACCGAGTTGTGTAATGATATGCGTGAGGTATTGCCATAGCCTAATATCTTGGATCTCACCGGCCCAATACAATTCATATCGGGAATCCAATCGCACGAGCTGGCTCATGATTTGTACCATCATCATCGGGTTTTTAAGCGCGTTGATATGTCCGGCGTAAGCGATCTTGTAACCGGCTCCATGCTGCCCGTAAACAAACTTCTTCGTATCCACGCCCATTGGTACGAGCGCAACTTTATCCGCAGGCACTATATCTTTCGCAAGCTCGTAGATATGATTGGCTTCGAACATCATGCAATCTACGTTGTTATAGTTAATTAGTTTCAAGAATCCGCTGTACGCTTCGTACGCGTGTACGCGAATGATAGTCTTCTTAGCCGGGTATTTGTTTGTACCGGCTATCGCGAGTTCGTTTCCAAATTCGTACCATACGAGATCCGCCCACTCGATGAATTTCTTTGCATGTTCTATATCGCTAACCATTGCCGTTTGCACGATATAATCCAGGGCAAGTTCGTGCCGGGCGCCGTGAAGGAACGAAGCAAGTCCTGGCGCAACGATAATCGCTATCTTTTTCCGCTTTGTCGCCATTTCGTGATTGAGTTCGCTATACAACCGTGAGTAGTACGGGGAAAGATTGATCCGTTCGCGATCCGCAAGCTTGAGAACAGCCGGTTCGAATCGTTTGAGCACTTTTACGTGTTGTGTTTTCGCGAGAGTCGTTATAAGTTCATCCACCGCCCACGTAGTAATGGTTGTTGGCTTTGCACTCCGGAGAATACCGAATCCTTGACTGGTTATCCCGGTTTCGACTGCGGCTTTCGCGCCGATAATCTTTGCTATGTCGTTGTACTTTTCATACTGTAATGTGAATGGGCATTCGCTCTTGTCGTACGTTTCCATTTTGCTCATGTACGCATCGAACGCCTTATTCGTATTAAGGGGTTGTTTGAGTGTGTTGTACAGCAGTTCTTCGATAATGAACGAATCCGGGCAATCTGGAGACAATCCACGCGCAGCCTGGATACACGAACGCATGACGTCCGGATCGCAGTATTCGAGCGCTTGAAGCCCCAGGAGAATAAACATATCATGCATCATTACCGGGATGGGTTTCCCAGCCTGTATCTCTGAGAACAAGGCCTTGCCGTAAGCGTACGCTTCCTCTTTTCGTTCACATACCAGTAGGGTCTTATAGTATTGGGCTTTGTAGTAGAGCTGTTCCATCTCATTGAGAGTCCCGTCTTTTAGTATCTTTTCCATCATCGACAGGAGACGTTTACGTTTCTTCTCACGCAGTTCCGGAGTCCATTGATATCCGTAGTGTTTCGATGTCAGGTTCGTTGTGATGACTTCCTGCTCGTATTGCGGATGGTTATGTACCGAGAATTTATAAGCAATCGTGCCGCGTCGAAATATCCTTGGCAGTGTGAGTGTGTCACTTAGCGTATCCGTAATGATGTTTCTTGTAATCATCGAGACAGTGTTTACTTCTGGGGGTTGCGATTCGAGCAACGGGCGTAATTCTTTCTGCGCCTCTTCGGTAAGCTCTTCATCTCCGTCGTAGACAAATATCCAATCGCCGGTACATAACGCAATCGACGCGTTTCTCGCTTCACTGAAATCGTCTTTCCATTCGTGATCGCTAAGTTTGATTTTTGGTTCATTGAGTCCAGTAATAATCTCTTTTGTCCGATCGGCGGATCCTGTGTCAAGTATCACTATCTCATCCGCTACCGGTAGAACGCTTCGAAGCGCTCTTTCTATGTTTTTCTCCTCGTCCCTTACAATCATTGCAACGCTAACTAACATAATGTTCATGCTCCTTTCGAATAGATTCGTGCTGATTCGAACAACGGCGCGCAGCAGTGCAGCATCTCTTCTCGCGTTACGTGATGCGCTACAAACGCCGGTAATCTGTTGTTAAGATAGTTGTCTGCAACTTCGAGAAAGAAACGATTCAGGTATTTAGGCCGCATGTTCTCTGGCATTTCCGGCAGGTATATTCGCGGGTCGAAGTTGGCTACGATGTATCTCAGGATTGAATTGATAGCTTTCACCCTCAACGCAACGTAGCGCGTATGGCTTGAAGAATGCACCCGGTAATGTCTCAACGGAACATTCAACGCTTTCGTTCGCAGCCCGTGCTTCAGGTAATGGAGAAACGATACGGTATCTACATCACTGCCGAGGTATTGGATGTATCCATGCTTTTTCAGGAAAGATGCCCGGAATAAGCCTTTTGTTGCGATAACCCCACTGCCTTGCCTTTGAAACGTTTCCCGGACGGCTTCCGCGACTGTATAATCCCTTACGGGCCAGATTTCCGTGCATCGCCCGTCATCGTAGTGCACATACGCCGCGGAGTACACGTAATCGATTTTGGGATCCGATTCGAGTATCTTTTCCGATTCTTCAATAGTGTTCGGCTCTAACCAGTCGTCCGAGTCGTATGTGTATATGTACTTCCCGCGCGCCTGCTCTATCATCCGGTTCGTTCCTTCGAACACCCGACCGGCGTTTATCTCCGAGACAATAACCGTTATTTTGCTGTCATACCGTGATAGTATTTCCAGGGAGTTATCCGTCGAACAATCGTCATATACGATAATCTCGATGTTCGGATACGTTTGCTCAAGCATAGAATCGATACAACGCGCAATATAGCGCCCGTAGTTATAGTTGTTGATTAGGATAGATACTAACGGCGCCTTTTCCTGCATGTTTCCCCACGCTCTTTCTTAACCGTATCCTTTGCAGTCAACCCGGCGTAGAACCCTAATGCCAGACCGAACCCGGCGCTTAAAACAAACACTACGAAATACATGCGTGTTATCACTCTCCCAATAAAAAAAGAGCCTTTCGGCTCTTCTTTGTGAGTATTATTCGATTGTTTGTTACATAACCTCGTTACGTTTATTCTTTTCCTTTGCTACTAATTTTGTTAAAATATCAGAAAAATCGATAAGTTCAACTTTGCTATTTAGAAGTAAGTCGATCTGTCCTATGATTTTTTGGTATAGCTCATCGAGCATATCTTCGGATATATCCTCGTGAATATCTCTATGCGCTAACAGATAAGAATATTTAGCGTCATCTAGCATGATTTCTTTCCCGGTAAAGATAATTAGCAATATACTGGCGCCATTACGATATTCGATAACGAAACCACTTCTATTTTCAATATTTACGTAATGCGTGCTTTCTAACTCTGCACTACTTGGCTGTATGAATTTCATCCACATGGTTTAATTCCACCTCCAGTTTCAGTATTGATTCAGCACTGAGAGTATCGTCGCGATATCCTCCGGGCGCTGTTTCGATTGTGTTGTGAGATACGTATCATTGATGTTTTTATACTGATCCTTCCGCTTGGAATATTTCGTAACAGGTTCGAGATTCGATCGGCAGTTTACGTGCAGCGGTGGTGTATTCGTTGCGATCGCACTCGTATCATGAGCAGGGATGAATAGGTTATCGCGTTCTCGGCATATTTTTGTTGTGAGCATATCAAGTACCGCGTTGAAACGATATCCATCGAGAATCGTGCTGCTCTGGCACTCTTCGAGGGTTCCTACGTTATACGCACGCGTCGCTTCCGTTACGGCGATTGCTTTCGCCCGGTTACGTGCAAACTCCGTAAGCTTTTCGCTGAGGTATTTCGTTGCCTGTTGTGCGCTCATCCCAGTCTCGATCGTATCCTTAACAAGTCCCGACACGTATCGTAGCGTATCCTGCGCTTCGATCCCCGCGAGCTTTACGGTGTACTGGCTCATGAAGCTCATTGCCTTTTCACTCGGTCGGAAGTATTCATCAAACGCTTCTGCTTCGTTTTTTATAAGCCGCGTACCGATAATCCCGAGCAACCCTTTCACGAGTTTAGAATCGTTTCGCAGAATGATTTTAAGCACGGCGACCGTCTGGCTCCAGTCGGGAGTAGCGAATCTCAGGTTCGGTGCCCGTATATGTTTGCCGCGAGTTTGCTTTACAACATCTCCATACCCGCTGATACGGCCGTATAGGTATGCCGTCATCACGCCACTCATGATCGCGTTCTGGAAATCCGGAATGATATCATAGGTTATAGCCCTGTTGTCAATTACCGCCTGTCGTAGCCGTTTCCACGGACTCATCAGGTAATGTGTTATCCTGTTTTCCGCGTAACTGAGCGCTGTCTTTGTCATTACCGCTGTCGGCATCCGGTATCACCGCCCCTTCGTATTCAGGGATAGACAGCATATCGCGGATCCACGGTTCTGTTGGATCCACTACACCACCGTTGATTAGCGTGGTTATGTATCCAGCCATTGCCGCTTTATCCTCTACGCTGGGTTGCACATTGATCGTGAACTCACCGTAATCCTCTTGTACACCGAAGTTGTACTCAACGAGTCGCGTAACAAGTTGGTCTAGGATTTGGTTCGCATAGTTCGTGGCTTGTGCCCGCATCGTATCCTGGAAGAGTTGCATGTGTGTCTTACTCATTGCGTAAGCCCCAGTATCCGAAGCAGAGGATATAAGTTGCGGTACCTGTAACCCCCGGAAGATCAACGTGTTAAGGTATTCGATCGAATCCTGGAAACTGTGAGCCATATCACTCCCAGGCTGTAACGTGGATATCTTGTCACCGATCGGTACTGATACACCGGCCTTAGAAAACCACGACGCGAATATTGCCCGTGCAGCGTTTGGGTCCGCACTCTCGACTACTACCGTTGGGATTGCAAACTTCTCCATTGCCACAGCCCACCATTTTTTTAAAGCGGTCTTGAACTGCCAACTGGAGAACACAGAACGTAACACGCTCTCCCCGTAGATACCTTCGCCGTTACGTAGGATTAGGCATTTTTCTGGTGGTAGAATGATCTTCCCGTATTTTACTGTCGTGTATTCAACCGCAAGAGATTTGTCGGGCTGGATTTTGAATGCGCATTGTATTGGGGCGAGTCGCGTGATATCCGATACCTTGACAACGCCGTTGTCGATTATGTAGATGATCTCACCTACCGCATACCCGTATCCTTGTGCTTCATAGATCATCCGTTGTAACACGTTGCTGATAGTTGTGTTTGAGAAATCGAGCGCCAGGTTAATCGTCTCATCGATTCGTTCATTGGGATGCGTATACCTGCCGATCGCTGAGTAGATGTTATTTGTCGTATACTTGAGCCCGGCCTTGATCGTCTCGTCACGCGTGAGCATCTTTTCTTTGTCTTCGTTATCGAGATCATCTTCGTTGAGGATCACGCCGAGGATTTCCCAGAATCTATCTAATAGGTCAACGTATTGCTTCGTGTCCACTTTCATTTTTTCTGCCATTTCATCACCACGCCGCATATTCGGATTTTGTGCCGGTATACAACGCATACCGCATCGCATCGCATAGGTGATCCTGGTACTTCACAGGTTCATCCAGTACGCGTCCGTCTTTGTCTTCCCGCCACTTGTACGATTGTAATTCTTTAATAAGGTTCACACTCTCAGCGTACACTCGAAGCTTCAAGCTCTTCACATGATCGATCCCCTTGAGTACATCCTTGTGTGCGGATAATGCTATAAAGCCTGACGCGCTCAGCTCTCGGATCCTATTTGGTTCCGCACTGTCACAATAGATGCGACGGCCGGTTAAGTGCATAGATTTCATTATTTCTATCAGCTCAAAATTGGTTATATGCGTTTGGTAGAGAAGTTCGCGCAGGTATATTTCACCGTCGTGCTCACGTATCTCTACGAGCGCCGTTTGATTGTTGAATCCAAAATCGAGGCCGTAAGTTACCGTACTGGATACCGGAATCTCGTTCGTAAGTCGCCAGTTATTGTAGATAAGCCCTTTTGGGGATCCCCATTCTCCGAGAGCATATATCTGATAATAGGTTAGGTCTTGCTCTTTAAGCCCTTCGACTACCTGTTTGTATGCGTCATCGACGAACCGGTTATCTTTGTAGGTCGTCTTAAGGATAGAAGTGTTTTCTACTGGTGAGTCAAAGAATCGTTTCTTTAGCCAACTGTAAGCCGATACCGGATTAAATGACAGTATTATCTGATTAGGGTAACGGGTCTTGGCTCTGAGTCGAAGGTCAAGTTGCGTAAAATCTTCTGGTGATATTTCCGATGCCTCTTCGATCCATATGTCCGTTATGCCTGCGATCGATTTTAATTTCTCAACATCGTCGAGCCCGGTAAACAATATCTGGTTGTCCGCTTTCCCGTGTACGGTGAATGTGATATCCAATTCCGTTTTGTCGATTTTGAATACCGATTGCAGTTTCCAAGAGGCGATGACGCTGCGGAACAGATCATACGTACTATGTCGGTTTGTACGCGCAACCTTACGTACTATGAGATAACGGTGCCCGCGTTCCCGGAGTGTGCGGTAGATAATCTTTTGCGCGATGAAGTGGCTCTTACCCGATCCGGCACCACCATAATATATCTCGTATCGGTCACGCACAGATAGGTACGGGATGTACGCCGCGTTGATCCAGTCGGAGGCTTTCCCTAATTTGATTATCGCGTCAGGAAGACGTCTATTCTTTATCTGTGTCAGGTTCTTCGTCGAGGTCCTCGAACGACGCATCTATTACGACCTGCCCTTCGACGCCGATATCGCGCTTATCGCGCCACTTGCCGGGCTGCCGGTTTTTGAGCCAGAAGATTTGCGCGGTGGTATCGCCGTTTAAGGCTTTGGTGTATAGTGCTTTTTCTACATGCGCATCTGCCGCTTCTTTGTTCGTTTTTAAGGCTTCTACAATTTCCACATGCTTAGTTTTCCAGAGGGATAACGTGGAATATCCTATCCCCAATTTTTTAGCGATTTCGGACTCGATGAGGCCATCACGCGCCCACATCTCTATAGCCGGAATTAGCGACGGATCGTATTTTGTTTTTGCCACGATATCACCTCCATTCCCTGTAAATCCCCAACAAAAAAGGGCCCGGAGGCCCTTTTTGATTTATGCGGCGAGACATTCGTTTCCATCCACGCAGGTATAATCTCATACCTACGGCTATTGTACCAATAATATCACGTTTTTGTTTTTTTGTCAAGTGGAATAGAATTTATCGCCTCGATCATCCGATCGAACAACTCTTCCGGGAACATCTGCGCGTTCCCGATCGTCTGAACCGGATCAACCTTCAGATGCTTGATGATGCGCATCAGCATCTGTTTGTCTACCTTATTTTTCTTCGCGTAATCCGTAGCCGTAATAAGCATATCATCACCTCAAAAAGGGCGCATCTGCGCCCTGATTATTCTTCTTCGCCGGCGTACTCGCCGATAGTCATTCTTTCCAGCTCCTCGCGTGGCAAGTCGTCCCAACGCATATTATCTCTCCCGTTTTTTGTTTCCTTATATTTCCATCTTCTTTTTTACAAAATATTCTTTTATAGAGGCTTCAAAATCTTTTTTGAGATGCCCTAACCCTGCGAGACACGTAAAAGAGGTTCTGATTTCCCCGTCGATACGTTGCATTATAATATCGGCAAGGTATTCCCCATTTGAGGTGATTAACTTGAATCCTATGTATTTATCCCCGTTTGACCATTTTTCTCGCAAGACTACTACTTTGCAGCCTTCATCGAGGAACTGCTTGAATGTTTTTTCACAATCCTCATAACCGCTTTCAAACGTCCCCCATTCATCAATTCCACAGCCATCAGCTATATCTATGGCTGTCATAGGGGTTGGCTTCTCGCTTTCTATCAATTCTTCACGCACTGAAGAGGATAAATGCCACCCGAAGGCAGCGTTTGCGTCTTCAATTACTTTATCCCAATAAGTCATGTTATTGTAAGTTTTAAGCAAAATAAGCCTTTGGGCTTCTTTTTTTGTTATGTATACGGGCTCCCCGGAGTCAAAAAAACCATTACCCGTGCCATCGTCATTGATCAGATAATAGTGACTTTGATATCGCGCCAGGTATCGAGTCCCGTTCGGGGCGTCGTAACAGCCGTATTCTATGCTGTCTCCTTTTGTTAGTATCGTTTTAGACCATTTCGTAAGCATTCCTTTCTCCTCCTTTGCTTTTTTTTCTTCGCTCCTATTCACTTTTTCAAAGACCCTCATCCTCATCTACTACAGTAATAGTATAATCCGATTCGGTTGGTATTGCAATGCTATATCCTAATGATTATCGATAGTAATAGTTGATAGTTATAAGTTATACATGCTATACTAAACGATACTAAAATATACTCGTTTTTCCGCGGTATTTCGCACTATTACGTATGCAATGTAATAAAAAAAGGCGCTTTCGCGCCTCTTTATCCTCGGTGGATCGTAACTATGAGGAAGCCCTTTTCTGGAGTCTTTTCTTGCGGAGCAATAAACAGCCGATACTTATATGGTGTGCCGTGCTTCCCAAACCACTTCGATCGCACGCGCACATAATAGTTGCTTTTCGCCTGTTTAACGTCTTCACGTTGTATCGTTTTGAGATCGTCAAGTATGATCTCCTTAGCCTGATCATATGTGATGTACGGCGCGATTCGCTCTATGAACCGGCGTATTGCGTGGTCTGTAACAAAGACCATAAGGATTCCTTACGCGCCACAGTGCCGAGCTAATTCCGCGGGTTCGCCGGTATACGCTTCGAATTCTTCGGCACTCTGGAACCGCCACCGCGGGAGATAACATTCCACGAAATATCTGCGATCCCAGTATGGAGGTTTATACGATACGCTTCGTTTATTGTTAGGATAATCCCCATAATCTGTAGGTATATGCCTTGATACTCCACCTGGCATCGTTATCGAGCGGTCATTCTCTATTTCGGTTACTACCCATTTCGCAATCTGACCGTACCCGATCGCACGCTTCTTACCTAATGCCGTGATATAGGTTAACAACTTTTCTACTTCTACTTTATCCCCCCGCGCAAACCAAATTACTCTCGGGGTAGAACTAACTATCAGGGGCATAGCATATGACCTATACGGCCCGTTACCGGTTACTATTGCTTCTTTATTCCCCGCGAAATCTATCATCTCTTCGTATTCCGATGCGAATTTCTTGTGCCAGACCTCTTTCGATTCCCGAGAGACGAACATCCCAGCGCTGGCGCACCAGACATCTCTGCACTTTTCGAGCGGGATATCCACGTATATGATATCTTCGAAGTTAATAGGGGATTCATACCGCCCTTGGCTAATATGTACTGCTAACGTTAAAATGCTATCTAAAAATATTGGGTCATATAATACAATTGGCGATTGCAGTGTCGCTTCTATCCTAAGATTTATCATGCGATCTCACTCTCCTCACTCAAACAGAAATACTCTTCAGTATAGGCCTCAAACTCTTTCGGCTCACGATGCTTCCAAATTGGCACGTAGCATGGTTTATATGTACTTCTGTCCCAATATGGGGGTTTATATCCGCAACGTTCTATTTTCGATGTTATGCAATGCGCCATTTCTATCGGTATCTTTCGCATGGCTTTGTTTCCAGAGAAAAACGACTTGTCTTTTGCTATCCCGTAATATCGCCATTCTTTGATTGCCCCGTACCCGACAGCCCTCCCGCGCCCTATTTGAATTACCGTATCCAGCATTTTTTTAACCTCCGATTGATTCCCTACTGCAAACCAAATGATCTTCTCAGCCGTTGTAACAATCAAAGGTCTGGCATTGTTCTTAAAATATAGTCCTCCCGTAAAAATCACTTCTCGTTTACCTTCGAAGTCGATCAAGTTTTCGTAAGCATATTCGAATTTTTTGTGAATTATTTCTTTCGAATCACGCCCGACAACGAAGCCGGCGCTAGAACACCATACGTCGTTAACCCTTGCTAACGGTAAATCATCGAATATTGTAGCGTCTTCCATCCGTTGCGGGATTTCTCTTCGCCCTTGAATAATGTTCTTCGCATATGATAAGAGCGAATCTAGATGCAGGGGTTCATAAATAATTACGGGTGATATTAATAAAGCTTCTATTCTAAAGTTCCTCATATATACCACCCAACCCTTTCATCGGCTGCATACAGCCGTTCATACAATCCCGGATGCGTTAGTTTGAGCCACAACCACCGCCCTTGACTCGCCGCTGTATCCCCAGCCCACCCAGATACTCTCCGAAGATTCCGTTCAACGTGTATACGAGGATCGGTATAGTAAGGATGCAACGGTAGATCGTTTTCGGCAATGTATGCGTAGACGTCTTCCCCCTTGAGATTCATAAGTGGGTAAGCCATAAAAAATTTCATCTTCTCGCTGTAATAGTACGGTTCTTTCATCCGTGACAAGGCAAACAGGCGATGATTGCTTTCTTCCTTTCGTAATCCGATAAAGAACATATCGCATCCGTATTCTTTTGCTATTCGCCTCGACGGATCCTCTATCAACACCCGTTTGTACTCGCTAATATGTATCGGCCCGTACGCATCCGAATAGGCTTTGAGCTCCAGCATACTCATTTCCGGCTCAAGGATGTATATCGTTATACCTAAACGCTTTTCCGTTTGTTCGATAATATCGAATGTCTCCTGGAACTCGGCGCCGGAATCATACATAACGACCATCGCGTCAGGACGTTGCTCGATAACCATGGAAAGTAATACGGAGGAATCTTTACCCCCGGAAAAGGATACACATGGTTTATGTGATGCGGCCAGACACCGGGAGACGTACTCCCGGGCCTGATTTATCCGCTTTCTATAAATAGGTAATTTCGCATATAACAAGTCTTCTTCCTTTTGTTCTGCATTTGAGACCATAGCTATCTCCCTGTTACTGTTCCGCCACCGCTACTGGCTGCTTTGAATTTGGCGTTAGGGGTTAGCTTCCCTGATTTAAGAATTCTTTCAGCCACTCATATCACCTCCTTATGCTAAGTTTCGTATATAGGATATGATCATCTCTTTGTTATTCTCTACATAGTCTTCGAACGGTTTACTATCAGGAAGTTTTCCGCTCGATTCGAACGTTACGAACCCGTGCCCAACGTTCGCTTTAGACCCGATATGCGGTTCTTCCTGGAATATTTTCATCAAAAAGCCGAACGCGGATAGTTCGAGCTCCTCATCGGTTGTAACGGATACCTGCTGGATGAATTTGGTACCCGGTATCATAATCTCGCATTCATACTTCATCTGTACCGTCATCTCTTTCATCGTGGGGTCTTCCGGAATATAGTCATCTCGGCGCGTATAAAATACAGTGTTCAAAAATTCAAACACGCTTCGATCCGAGTGGATCCCCGTAATTGCCTGCGTTTCTTTGCCTATTGGGTAGATGAATCCGATCTGCATCCGCCCTTCAAGGAGCATGTTGTCGATACCACCGCCGAAGATGGATACGAGCGGGAGAATCCTCCTGAACTCTTTCTTCGCACCAATAGAGACATCCGAATCTCCCTTCGATAACGCGCCACCGTTGAATAGCAGATAGTAAGGCTTCGCCCGCAGACTTTCTTTCTTGAGTCCAAGGAGATCGCAGAAACGTTTCATGCCTTTCCGCCGCAGTGCTCCACCCCGGAATGAATTCCCGCTCACAACCGGGATATCGTAATATTCGCCTTCCCAGTACACGCGCTGCCTTCGGAAAGGCATAATTGTCGATAGCGCGCCTTCATCCCCGTGACTGATTGGAGTCAACGCTTCGTATCGGAACGTGTAACTTTTATTCATTCTTTTCATCTCCTTTGATGAATTACTCCCAATCCGAGTTCATGAGCTTCATCCGTTCTTTAGCTTTTTCTTTCTCTGCTCTTTCCTCTACTTTCGCCTTGTACTCCACCTTTTCCTCTTCAATAGTTGCGCGTAACATCAGTACAATTTTCCTCGGATTCCGGCGGATTTGATCAACTGCCTCTGGCGTCATGAACGCAAGAATAGCGCTATGTTTGTAACTCATGATCGAAAACTTCTTGGCAAACACCTCGATCATTGCTTCCGGTGTTTGTTGCATTGCCGCATATATTATTTTTTGCTGGAACTCATCCCATATCCCCATTCGGCGGGAAGCACTCATCCCCTCGTGATCAATGCTTTTCCAAAGAAAATAGGCCAGTCTAACCGCTTTTTCCTCGTTTGTTAGTTCCCGTATTTCTTCCATTACTCGCTCCCTTCGCTGCTTTAGCGGATTTTTCGCGTTCAGCAATTATCTTAACGTATGTTTCCCGTTTCCTGGATGGTAGGGCTTCACATATAAATTCCAGCAGATTTGTCCGGAAATAAGGCTTGATAATCTCGTAGTGCTCGTTGAATCGTCCGATACCGTACTTCATGCACCGGTGAAGCGCGAACGTGTTATTGGATATCTCTTCCTTTGTAAATCCTCCGAAATACAGATGCACGCATCCCCGGAAAAGCGACGTACATGCATTCCGGTCAACCTCTATCGCACGGTCTTCCCAGCGCACCGTAAACCGCTCATCAGAATCGTTGAGCACGGCCCGGAACGCATTGTGTTTTTTGAAGCTGCTCGTAAAACACAATACGAACGGCGTATCATGCTTCATGAAGAGCATATGCGATAGATCGTGAAATTTGAACAGCTGTATTCCTCCGGCAGTTGCGTAGAACGAAGACGTGCGAATTGAGCGCGCAAGTTCGCCTTTAAGGATGTTTGCGCAAGGAACGCAAAGGTAATCGGATTGGGATATAAAGTCCCAGTTTGTAAAGGCTTCGGATATGATCTTTTTCTTTAAGATCCCTTCGGAGATTTTTGAACCGCATAATGCGCAAATATCATTGACATTACAAGTTATGTTAGCGTGTTCGTTTTGAGATCCGGAAATCGAATACAAAAAGCTCGCGACCAACATATTACTTCGCCCCGGCGTTTTTAATTCTTTCCACTAATACGGAAAGGCGCTTGTGATTTAACTCTGTACCGACAAACTTTTTCCCGGCTTTCCAGGCATAATACCCAACGCTTCCACGCCCCATACATATATCTCCGATACACGAGAAACTAATGTTATCGCATATCCACCTTATCGCATCTTCTTCATCTGCGTACTCCAACGGTAAACGTTTCGATGTTAGATTGGAACCGTGGACTATATAACATACGTTATTTCGTTTGTGATAATAAGTGCTATTATAAAACGTCGTATGTTTGAACATGTTTTTCGTTTCGATTATGTATTCCGCGAGGTATTGCTTCCCTATAACCAAAAAGGCTTGATTCGGATTTATTTCGTTAAGGCATTCAAATAAGCGTTTATAAAATGTCTCAAAACTCTTTTGGTAGTCTGTTCTTTGTGCTTTAGTATAGAATGTATTGAGATTTCCGAGATTCCATGGTGAATCTGTAAATATGATATCGGATTGTTTCATAAATTCCGGCAGAGGATCAAATATGTTATGTGTTTTTATCATGCTGCCATCTTCAAAACACCATCCATCATCGGGTATTGGATAACGTTTGAAAGAATCGCCATAATTCCAGTCCGCCATTAAGCTTCCTCCATTTCCCAAGCCTTAGAATATATCTGGTTTTTGAACAATTCGGCGATACCAGTAATTTGTTTTAACCGATATACTTCCTCCATTTCCATCCCGAGGTGTTTGCTGATGTCCTCATCGCTCATACCCTGACTTATCAAGGCTTGTACCAAGTCGCCCATAAGCTCTACTTGATGTACTCCTCGCGCGCGGTTGAATTGTATAGTTGCTGCCATCCTTTTGTTAATGTCATGATCTAATACCACGATGGGTATAGTGGAAATTCCCAGGTATTCCGTAAGTATGGTATATCTATGGAATCCATCAATGATAACGTACTCGTCAACCTCTTTATCATAGATCGTGACTATCGGAAAGCAAAAGCCGTTATCGATGATGGATTGTTTTAAGAGTTCCATATTATTTTTGGGGACGTTGTTCGGGTTATAGTTATTGGCTCTCAGCTTGGTTGCCGGGATTAAAACCACATCCATGCACGGAGCCGGAATCGGGCCTATTTTGCTTTCAAGGATCATAATATCTCCCTCCATTTTTCTATTTCCTCGGATCTTGGATCTGGTTTGTTATCAATTGGCAGGTTATTTTCATAGTCGTTAAGAATGAGTTGCCTGCACTGTTGCCGAGCAACATAATCATTATCAAGCTGATGCGCAAACCTTTTTTCGAATATGGTTTTCTTATCAGCATCCGGATAAGTTACCAAAAGAAAATTTCTGTACTCACGCCAGTTGCGATAGTTTTTAGGCAGCTTTTGGGCTTTTAACATTGCGCGATCTTTCCCATAAATAGCTCCAATAGAAATGCCATCGATTCTTTTAAGAAGCCGATCATATGTTTTTGGTTCGAACTCCGGAAGATCAACCAGCGCTTTAAACGATTTTTCATGAATCAAGCTTGACACTCTAATCTCGTTCAAAGGTGTCCCCTTTTTCCACATATAATCGTAAATTTTGCTGTATTTGAGCCCTTCATCGTAAATGTACTTCCAAATATCGTGAAAATTAAAGTCATATATCGGATAGAAAGCAGCACTCCCGTTCTGAAGTTTTGTACTCCAAAAGCACCTCTTGTATCCAGGGTTTTTAGAAACAGCACGCCATCTGTTCATGCTTTCAACCGCCCGCAATCCAACCATAAACGCAGTGTTTGGCCGATTGTTCTGAAAATTATCGAGCACATCATAAAACCCAAAACCTTTGTTTTTGTCTCTTATTGTTTCTTTTTCTTTATCCCATGATTTATGCTGTATTGATTCATTATTTTTAGGCCTCATCCATAATTTATGCTTTCCGGCCTCCCAGCAAATCAACTGCCCCTCTTTCAAACTCGTTGCATTCGTCAGCCTAAACTCTATCTGATACCATAATTTAATGGTATTGGTAGGATACAAGTTCATAAGATACTCTATTTGGCGTATAGTGCTATCATAGACTACTTCTTCATCGAGAAAAAACAGTCCAATCCTTCTTCCACGTCTGTTCGCTTCTTTAAGGGCAAGGTGCGCCAATACCGTTGAGTCTTTGCCCCCGCTTATAGACACAACGATATTTTCGCGTTCATCAAACACATAGCTAATCCTACGTTTTGCGGCGCTTAACACGGTTTCATTCTGATATACTTGCCTGATCATAAAACTCCTCCAATCGCTCGAGCCATTTTCGAAAACTTTCAGCATAATAATTGTCAACGGGCAAACCGGTAGATAAAAAAGATACTATGGGGGGCGTCACTCGTTTGAGATAATCGTTGAAGTCTATTCTTCTGTGCGGAAAGTCGATAATAATCGCTGAAATAGTTGACTTATTTTTATACGTAATCACATTAAGCATATTAAAACGGGAGTTTCTCGCAACGTAAATTTTCCCGGTATACAAGTTCCTCTTTTTGTATTTCCCAACAAAAACGTGAAGATTCCGCGGGATCGTGTCTGGGTTTTTACTACCGAGTTCGGCAAACAACGCTTCTTTCTTTTGAAAATATTCTGCCTTTTCTTTAGTGCTTATTTGAACCGGCAGTATTTCGAACTTCATTTCTGTTTTTTTTATTCTTAAATCTTGCTCTTTTAACATCTCCCACGAGAAGCCTTTTCCACGATATTTAGGCTTATCTTGAAAATCAAGCAAAATCATAAAATCGTCTTTTTGTTCAATAAAAGGAAAATACTCAAATATGAGTCGATGTGGGGTTTGATTAAGATAATGATGCGCACAGTTATACGTTAATTCGCTTCTGTTCTGAGTTCTCATCATTTCATCTATCACAACAAGACATGTTGAATCTATTTCCTCGAGCAATCGATAAAAAAACTTATACATAATGACATCAGACCAACCCAAGCTTTCTTTTTCTATATACCCTGTGTCGTATTCGCTTTTCTCAGAGCTAATTACAAATACCTTTCGAACTTTGTTGTTTTGCAAATATTCCTGTATTATTTTTTGTTTTTCTGAGCGTTCCAATCCCACATATATCGTTGTTGTCACCCCCATAACACGTTTCCTTTTATTTTTCTATTTCTCCGTTTATTATAACCATTAATCTCTCCAAACTATAATGCTTCATCTTATACAATCTCGCCGTCGAGCAATCGAAGAGCACGGCCAAGCGCCTAACAGGCAATGTCTTATACTTCATTCGTCCCCACTCGAACTCGAGCCACGCGCTCATCGTGTTTGCGAGTTCGAAATCGTGGTTGATGTAGCAGTGGAACAGGATCCCACGGCACTCCAGCGATAATTGATTGTACCAGTGTTCAAAATACTTGATAAACAACCCGGCACGCACCTGATCATTGAGACATGCGTGCTCGTTCGGGCTATCGCTCAGGTACCAGTCGATCTCCCCGGATGGCAGGAGAGATAAATGCACGCGACAACCGAGGTAACGCTGCACGTTTGCCTTGTAATTCTGGAGCATCCGTACAACGTCACCGGCGTTAACGCGGGAATTACTCTCGTTTGGTATATCTCGCATTGGTCTCGTGGATGAGGGCCGTTTTTGTTTTGTCGATTGTCGCTTCGAGTGCTTCGACTTGAGCCAGGGATTTTCCTATTTCTGATATACTCTCAATATCCGTTGCAAACGCTTTGAACGGTTTCAGCCTTGAAGCGATCCGCATAATCGCTTCGAGGCCTGTTTTTACATTCCATACCTCTTTCTCGAGGCATTGGTAATGTGTAAACGCGGTTCGAAATTCCTGTTCACTAAGCGTGCTTAGGCTTCCTGTTTCTTTCTCTTGAGCCGCTAAGTTTTTTTCATTGTTCATCGCTGCCTCCTGCTGATTTAAACAATGCCGAAATGAACATTCCTAACGCTGTTCCTATGAATAGTCCTATGAGTATGCCGGTGAACATGACCGTCAATCACCTCTCTTTATTTTCCTCGTAACCTAAACGATATTCGAGCATGTATCTCGCCCATGTTTCGAGCTCCATGGCCTTTAACTCTTCGATAGTTTTCCATTCCCAACTCGGGACTTCTTTCGAAGGTATAATTTTTCCAGCCCATTTTTTTAATACCATCCCAATCCCGAGGTGAGCGCGGTCTACTTCCGTTTCATGCAATCGTATTATCGTTATTTTGCCATCCATCAGAAGCGGTATCACGCCGATTTCTTCTCGTATTTCTCTCTCGCTTGCTTTGTGAACAGCCATCCAACCGGTTCCGTCCTTTTCTTCCACATGACCGCCTATTCCGATCGTATATTGTCCGCACAATCGTTCTTCGTTACTCGTATTTTGAAGCTGATAAGTAAGGATTTTTCCTTCAGAGTCTCTCAAAACGACATACGGAATAATTTGCCGATATGCGAAGTTCGATTCTAAAACATCTCTATCGAGGTAAAGCCCCATGCCGTTAATATGTTCTCTTATCAGCTCATATTCAAACGCATAATCCGGAACGCATAGTACCTTCATTCTTCATCCCCCTTTAAAACGGGACTTCATCGTCATCGCCAGATGTAATCGGTGGCGTTGGTTCCTGCCCGTTGCCTGTATCGGTTTTCACGGTATCCGATCTCGGTTCTCTCGTACCCTTCGGCAAGAACTCGAATCGATCCATGACTATATCTGTGGTATATTTTTTAGTCCCATCCTGCGCCTCGTACGTGTTAGTGCGGATATGGCCTTCGATGATCAGTCCTGTTCCCTTTTCGAAGTAGTTGCTGATCGTATCGCACACCTTACCGAACGCGACTACGCGGAGCCAGTCTGTACCGGGGTTATCATTGTTTTTCGTCTTTTGGCGGCTCACGCCGAAGCTGAAACTAGCTACCGGATCCCCATTTGTCGCGTATTTTATCTCTGGGTCGCGGCCAATGTAGCCGCTTATAATTATTTTGTTCATTTGATCTCCCTCCCAGTTCCTGTAACTTTACGAGTCATTTAATAATCAACTCAACAAAGCCGGGCAATAATCTCATATGTTTTCCCTTCGCAATTGTTTTATTTTTTCTAAAATTTCGCTTACAATTGCTGCAACTGGATATATCCCTACTTTGTAGCCGTACCCGTAATACTCCAAAATTTTTTTTATCTCTTCATAATCTTGCATCTTTTCTTGTGTGTGCTTAATACTGTAAACCGTTTCCCTTGCATATAACTCGTTTGATACACGCGACAGTTCGTCAATTAGCTTTGAGCTCACCCGTTGACCTAACTCTCGGTTGCTTATCTTTTTGGCTAACCACTGCTTTAGAAATTCCTCTTTGTTCCAGTAGAAGAAAGCCCTGTCATCATTGAGTTTGCTATATATAACGTATTGATAGAAGCTTGATGGTATATCGTTTTTCATGATATGAGCGGATTTTTTCGTATATACCGTCTTATCATCAGCAATATATACTAAACCAACACGCGGGTCCGATAACTCCTCTTTCTTTATCATGTTTTTTGGGCATGCAAAAAAGAACCGATTGCAGTAGTTGAGATATTTGACATATTTTTTATCCCGCAAAAAATCTGAGCGTGAGGTTTTTATTTCATAAATCGTTATACACGGGTTAACCCACGATTTTTTTATTGCAACCGCGTCAAACCGCAGATGGTGGTATACCGTATAAGTAGGCCCGTTTTTGCACTCGGTTAGAAAATAATCCATATAATGCTTTCTCGCAAGGGCATCGCAGATAAAATAACTATTCATGTTATTCCACTATCCATAAGCTCGGGAATCGTAAAATATTCGCCTTCTCGCTTGATCATTACATGAGTGTACATTCTTCCGGTAATACGTGCGTCCCAGATAAGAGGTAGGACCCATTTGTCGTTTTCGTACAATATCCCCTGAAACGCATCGATCGTTAGTTTTACGAGATTGTTTGGATCAGAAAATTTACGATTGATCAACTCGAAGGAGATAGCAATATGGATAAATTTCCCAGCCTTTATCATTTGCCACTTTTCGCGTCTTGCCACCGATAATGCGCAACTTTTTACAAGGTCTTTGTAGCTCTCCCCTTCGTCACTTAGATATAATCTTTTGTTTTTCCGTCTTTTGTAACAGTGATTTACCGTCGGCTGAAGATCCGGGATTTCAATGATCATCGATTTTCCAACTCCTTAACTGGTACCGCGCTTTTCCCAGCGAGCTCTTGAGCAAGCCGATTAACGAACTCTACCGCTTTCGGGCTGTCGGTTTGCAGCGCGGTTTTTTCGCGTTGCGCGAAGCTTGCGAAAATACGCAAGAAGTGCGCGCGTGTAGGCATGAGCGTGTTATCGGTAAGGCCGCATAACGTGCCCCAACCGATTGAATTCTTGGCCGCTTCGAGCCGCCAATCATCGTAGGTGGGTTCAGCATAATATCCGAGCCTGGAGATGTCGCGGTAAAGGATCCCCCATGCTTCCTCGGCGGTAAGTTGCGGATTACGCGCTTCGCGCATGGCGTTCACCCGTTCCCAGAGATCGGCGGGCGTTGGAGCGAATTTGCTCGTTCTGGCGTAATCGGAGGTAACGGCTTTGAGTTCATCATCCGTCATCCCATCAAGCACGGAGAACCATATCTTTAGAACTTCCATGTCGCTCGTTACTCCGCGAAGTTTTTCGTAAACTGTACCCAGGAGCATCATCGCCTCGGTGAACACCTGCTTACTTAATGCCATTTTTAACCATCTCCTCCACTTTTGCTTCTTCCCAGAACGCCTTGAGCCCCGCAAACTTCTGTTGTTTTTCGTCCTGGTTTTCGTAGTTGCCCTCGATAATCTTTTGCATATTCGTTGGTTTGAATATCCAATCGAATCCCGCTTTGAACGACTTAACTCGGCCGGACAGGAAATCGGAATCATGCACCCGGTGAAATAGATCGTAAAAGAATCCAACATCCGGATGCTCACGCCATCGGGCGTTTACGGCTTCTCGTCGAGACTTAGCCCACAAAGACGGGGCTTGAATTCGAGGCAACGTTGAGCAGATGGATATAAACATTTCGTATATATCTTGATACGGAGTGGCGGGTTTGGCAGGTAAACTTTTTTTCCCTTCGGATCCTATGTGTTCTTCTTCTCTTTTAGAATCTTTCTCATCTAAAAGAGAAGAAGATAAAGTCTTCTCTTCTCTAGTCTCTTCTAGTCTATTCTTATATATGTTTACCTGATTACTTACCTGATTACTTACCTGATTACTTACCTGATTACTTACCTGATTACTTACCTCATCGTACGCATAAGGTAAGGAATCGTTATTACCAGGTTCAGTATTACTTACCTTTATTACCTTATTAGGTAAGTAATCGGCTTTGAAATTATCCGGATCAACGATATACTTACATGCGGTTCGCGTGTTTCCTTTTATACATACTACAAGATTAACGTCGTGAAGGCGTTGCCGACTTGATATGAGGTGCTTTTCCGAGATACCGACATCTGAAACCAACCGAATATTAGGCACGGACACCGACACTTTCCACCCTACTCTATTCGCTATTTCCAGCAGTTTGAAATATAGCCTTGTTTCGGAAGCGGTAAAATGATATTCTATGTCCATATTCCAGAAACGATTGATCAAATCGATGTAAGTCATCCGGATCACCTCCCCCAGTAGCGAACGCCGTCGCTTATGCTCATACAACCATCTCCGTAATTAAATAATAGTTTCGAATATGAATTTGCTTGGTTTGACTG